CCCAGTCCTCATCCTGATTTAGCACGATTCTGCCATGCTCAAACCGTCCTTGCAACGCCCAAATGATGCGATCTGCCTTCTTTCTGTTGCCGTGCGTCAAATCTGCGATGTGCGCGTAGACGTTGTTCTTTCGCATCAGGTCTGAAAGATACGGCAAAACCGCATTCTTGAGCGACCCCCGCTCGATCCCCACCGACAAGGGTCGGTAGTCGCGGATCTTCATCAGAATCTTAGCCGCCGTCTCCCGAACATCCCAGCGGCCATGTTCAATTTCTTTAACAAACCACTTGCCTTCATCAGTTACCTTTACTATCGCAATGGCCGACTCGTCCAGGCGCTTCTTGGAGTTAGCCGCCTGCTTGGCCACCTCCTCAAAACCCGCCAAGTCAACGGCGATGAAGTAGCTGCCATGCGGCGGTTCCTCGCCGTACTTGATCCACTCCTCTTTGAAGATGTCCGAACCGGCGTTGGAGAAGCTGGCAAGGTATTCCTGCTTGAAGGCGAAGCTGGACAACGTCTTTTTCGCCGACTCGATTTCACCAGGATCAATGAGCGGGTTGTCTTTCGTCGTAAAGTGCCAGCTTTTCCAGTCCTTGTCCTGATCATCTTGGCCTAATTTCCACAGATCGTGGAACCAATTGCGGCCTTTTGGCGTGCCGATGAACATCGCCCGGCCCTTTTTGTCAGAAAGTGATGCTCGAATCACTTGCTCCCAGGCTTCTGGCTTGATGTCAGCCACCTCGTCGAGCACGGCGTAGGTCAGGCTCACGCCTCGCAGCGTATCCGGGCGGTCTGCACCGCGCACATAAATGCGTGCGCCGTTGATCATCGTGATGTCGAGATTGTTCACATGACTGCCCGAGATCACCTCGCGGCCCAGCTCCAGCAGCAAGTCCCAAATAATCTGCCTGGACTGTCCCATTGTGGGACTGACGTAGAGCACCGCACTCCCCGGCGGGCATTTGAGCGCCTCAATGATCAGAGTGGTTGCCGCCAGTCTGGATTTGCCGCAGCGACGGCCAGCGGCGATGACCTTGAAGCGGCTGGAATCGGAGTAGACCTGCTGCTGCCAGGGCAGAAGCTGGAAGTTAAGGTCAGACATCCGTTATATCCTTTGCTTCTATGATCGTCGGCGGTTCGCCCAATCCAGTTATATTGATCGTGACGGCGCTGCGAGCGCCTTTCTCTTTCTCAAACAAGCTGGTGGGCAGTGTGCGATCCATGCACATCTTAAGCGCCGTCATCTGTCCGGGATGTGCGTCATCCATCGCGATGTCGAGCACCTTCTGAACAACACTCTTGCCGCCAGATTTTAGGAGCAGCTCTTTCAACTCCTTCAAGCGCATCGTGTCCGTCTTCGGTAGCGTCTTTGGCAAATTCACTTTTATCCTTTCGGGGAAGTTGCCTGATTCTACTTTTTCTTACGGCTGGCGACTATTCGTTTTTAGCTGGTGACTATCCGGATAAGACTGGTGACTATTTTTCCTTTTTCTGAGGGTAGGAGGCACCGTCAAATTTAGAGCGTAGCCCGACCCCCCTCCCCCCATAGTAAGTGCTCACTCCTGAAAGATGTTAGTGAGTGCTTACAAACTCAAAGCGAAGTGAGTGCTAACTAACAGCTAGGCAAAGTGAGTGCTCGCTAACAACAAGGCGAAGTGAGTGCTCACATCATTCGGGCGGCATGGGACTGTCGCCAAGGTGACACGATAGCAAAAATGCTATGAGGCTAGCGGGCGCGATAGCCATGTGGCTGGTGGCTGTAAGGTTCGAGCAAGGTGTCGCGCAGGTGACAGCGTGTCGCGCAGGTGACAGCGCGGAGCATGGAGCGGAGCGGGTGCTGTCAGGCCCTACTCGCAAGCCTTCCTGTTGCATCGCAGCAACTACGTACCCGCATACGTAGCATAAAGAACCGTCTCTTTATGCACTAAACGAAAGTATTCGAAAACGTCCAGGTGACGCGAACGCGAGGCGGTCCAGGCCAGGGTAGCCTGATGGAAAAAAATCGCTTACAGACCGATCTGACGCGATCTGGGGCCTACCCCAGTTTGTGGTCATATGGTCACATGGTCACCCATTTTCAGTTGGCGCCAAAACGGAGGGCGTGGCGGCGGCGCGCCATACTCCTATATATATATTAATTATTTTTTATAACATGTAAACCTATGACCACAATGACCACATAGCCCGGAACCCGCGCCAGTGCTGGCGCTCGCGTGGTCAATCGCCCTGACCACACGCGACCACACGCGACCACAAACTAGGGTAAACACCTATTTTACCTGGTAACAGGAATTCGCTTACACTACTCGACATCGCAACAACGAACCAGGAGAGCAGCATGATCCAGTACCGCATCGTTCCCACCTACGTCGGCACCGCCTCTGGCGGCGAGCGCAAGGCCTGGGATGTCGTCGACGCCCGCGACGGCTACGTGTACGACACCTTCAGCCTCAAGCGCGACGCCAAAGCCTGGATCGAACGTGCCCTGGCCCGCGCCGCCTAATCAACCCACCAGGAGACCCCGACCATGAAACAGTACGAATTCGAGATCACGCACCGCACGCGCCGCAACGTCGAGCGCGCCCGCGCCACGGCCCGCACGCCCGAGATCGCCCGCTGGCACATCGTGCTGGAGTACGGGAGCCAGTTCGACGTGGCTGACCTGTTCTGCGACGTCAACCCGGCGCATCAGGTCCTGGGCGAGATCGACTGCACCGATCCCGGCTGCGAAACCATCATCCAGGGGGCCTAAGCCATGCATAACCGAGACTCTGCTGCCGCCCTGATCGTGGCCCTGATCCTGGCCCTTCCCTTCATCATCTACTTCTGGAGCATGAAACCATGACCACCACTTCCCTCGACCTTACCGCCGACATTATCGACGTGCGCGACATCATCGCCCGCATTGAAGAGCTAGAGCTTGAAGTTGAAGCTAACGGCGAAGGCGAACACATTGCAGAGTGGAAAGCCCTCACCGCCATCATGGACGACCTCAAGGGTTCAGGCGGCGATGAGCAGTGGCGCGGCGACTGGTATCCCGTGACCCTGATCCGCGACCACTATTTCACCGACTACTGCCGGGAACTTGTGCAGGACATCGGCGACCTGCCGAAAGACATCCCGGCATATATCGCCATCGACTGGGACGCAACCGCCGACAATCTGCGCGTCGATTACTCAAGCGTTGAAATCGCATGTAACGACCGCTGGGTCACCTATTGGTATCGCTGAAAGGGGCAACGCATGATGTACTTCGACCGATTCGACATTTGCGAGGCGTACTACCTTGCCCTGTCCCACTGCCACGGGGGCCAGTGGTCGCGCGAATACGCGCGCCTGTGCCGCCTGTCGCGCTACTTCAAACCCTCGCCCATATTGGACGTGGAGTCCCTGTCTGACAATGCCCGTGAAATTTATGAGAGCGCCTGCGCGCGCATGTTGGAGAAAGCATGACCCTATCCGAACAAGAGCGCGCCGCCTACATGGCAGGCGACTACACCCTAGCCGATGCCCTGGCCCGCATCGAGGCTCTGGAAACCGCAGCCCTGGCCCTGCTGCACGTCACCCTGCCCACGGGCGATCCGGACGTTTATGAGGCTGCCAAAGCCCTCCAGGAGGCCCTCCAGTGAAACGATTGAATAAAGCCGAACAGCGCGCCCATTGGATGGGCCAGTTTGCGGACCGTTTAGTAGGGGCCCATCCCGAGTTATCCGGCCGGATCGACTGGGATGCAGCGACCTATTATTACCTGTATGGAAAAACAGTAGAAGATGCTATTTCCGAATATTGCATTGCAAGGAACATCACAGAATGAATACCTACACCCTTGCCCCTTGGGGCTTTGAGATGACAGTCCATGCGGACGTGTTCCCGGGCGAGATGATCGAGCCCGACTATCCAGGCGCGCCACCGATGGCCGACATCTTCCATGTCTTCGTCGGGGGCGTGGATATAGCAGAAATGCTATCTAGTGCGCAGTTTGCCCGGCTTGAGGACCGTATCCTACGGGCAGAGGATTATGTTTAAAGTTGAATTTTTCCCTCGTAAATGGCCGTGTTTCGGGATCGGGTTCTTCAGTTCCGGACGCGAGTTTATCCTTCACTTGTGGCTTGTTTGTTTTCGATGGAGTTGGAAATGAGCGAGAAAAAAGACTACCTGCGCAACGTTTTTGAGTCCGTAAAGCAGCACCCCAAATTGATAGAAGCTGCGCTGATTTTTTATCACGCCGAAATGCCTGTAGATCAGGCGCAAAAATGTTTGGCTATATTGGAGAAAAAACTACATGAATCAACCTTGGCACATTAGGTTTGGGTGGTGGCTCTGTGAAAAAACGGGGCATCTTTGGACTGCCAGAGCTTGGATTTATGGTGGCATGTACCACCAAGAGTGCAAACTGTGCGGCCGAATTCACAGCGAATACTTGAAAGTGAAGAGCTAATGACCGGATACTTTTGCGTCGTTTGCGGGCGGTTCTTGCCCTTAATAGATGGGGTCATCGTGCACGACGAAGTCCCTCACCCGCCCGATATGGCTTTTGACGACGAGGACCGCCCACAATGATCTACGCCACCCTCGCCCTCCTGCTCCGGGTTATACTGGGGCGCCATCGCTGAAACCTTCGGGGCCCTTCGGGGTCCCTTCTTTTTGGCCCACTGGCGCATGAAGAACTTCAGCGGCACGCCTGGGCGATAGCCCAACGCCCACAGTTGATAATAAATCTCCAGGGCCTCGCGGATACCGTAAGCGACCACGCCACCGCCGATGATGCGCGCAATCTCCTGGTCGTTCTTGCTCAGACTCACGGCGAAACCAGCCTACGCAGATCAGAGTCGGATTTCTGCGACAGTTCCGGCGCGCAGAACACCTGCTTTTTGTTCATGTGCTCGCGGGACTTGATCCGACCACGATCAACCCAGCCAGCTTCCTTCAGGGCATGGAACAGCGCCGCCTGGGGCACCTTCACGCCTGCGGGCATGTGGGCTTGCAGGCGGTCACAAAGCGCATGGAAGGGCGCGCCGATCACGCCAGACGCGAAGTCACCCACGCGCCGCTGCATCATATCGACCAGCATCGACTCGGCGGTGCTCATGCCGTGTTCGACCATGATGGCCTTGGCCTCAGTCATAGGCGGCGGTGCGGTCGGGTTCCATGCGGACACGTCGCGGGTGTGCAGGTAAGCAGCGACGGCCTCGAAACCGCCTCGGTGCTGGTACCAGTTCCAAAGGGCCACGGCATCCGATTCAGGCAGACGCGGCAGGTCGGCCCAAAGGCAAAACCACCGGCGGTCTTCAGACGGAATCGAGATCGCTGCGCGCTCGTTTGAGAATGCCACCACGAACACGCGATTCAGGGCCATGTACGGGTGCAGTCCCTTGCGGTTGACGGGCAGCAACTCGGGCGGCGCGGCGATGATGGGCTTAAGTTGGTTTTCTAGCGCGCGGCGGTCCTTAGCTTCAGTTTGACGTAGCTCGGCGATCTCCATCACTTCGCATTCGAGCGAATAGCCCCACTGGCTGGTGATGTCTTCGTTCTTGACCAGCGAGCAGTTGGTTTTCGTCGCCCCACCGATGGCCCAGAAGAAAGGCGCGAAGAGGGTGTCCTTACCACAGCCCGGGTTACCGCCCATCAGGATCGCGTGGTTAATCTTGTGGCCGGGGAACTGCACCTTATGCGCCAGGGCGTTCAGAAGGTGCTCGCGCTCGAAGTCAACGGGAACCAAGCGCTCAACATGGCGTAGCCAGATGGATACATCAGCAGCCACGGGCTGCGGGCGGGCATTGCGCCAGCGGTTGCCGTACTCATGGCCCTCACGCGCGACTGTCACGCCCTGGCCCGCTGCGTAAGTGATACCGACCAGGGCCTTAGCACCCTTGGCCTGCCGCTGCTCGTCGAAACTAATCGCGGGTTCAATCTTGCGGCCATTGTGGATCGACTTGCAGCCAATGTGACGGAAGAGGGCGTTGAAGGTGCTTCTGCTTAATTCGCGGCGATCCTGAAGGTCGAAATAGGCGTCATCCTCCTGCACATACGCAAAGCGATCCCACCACTCGGCCTTTTCTAAACGCGCGAGTTCCTTGCGCTCGGTGTCGGCCACGATCACGGCAGCGGCGTCGGGGAACGATTCGTTTGGCGTGAGTTTCGACAGGGCCGAATCCATTGCCGATACGAGCAAGTCCTCACGCAGCCCCGGCGTGTGCTTGGGGCCACCATTGTCGGCCACCCATTGCAGGAACACGCCCGAATCCAGTTCGGTGCAGTGGCCGTGATAGCAGCAAAACGCGCGATTCAGGGGCATATAGCGGCCCTCGACGTTGCCGTCGGTGTGCTGCGCGCTGTTAGGGCACACGACACCCGCCCAGCCTTCGTGATTAGGTTTCGACAGCAAGAGGTTCTGCTCGGACAGCCACGCGAGCACGTCGTCTTGGCCCGTGTCGTCCATGCGGATCGGGCGCAGCACATCGGTTTGGTCTTCGTAAGGGGTCACGCCCAGGGCGGTGCAAATCTCGTCCAGCGTGTACTCCACCTTCGGCTCGAAGTGCGTGAGCACCGCCTCGAATCCGTCCGCGCTCGGTTTGTTGTTGACCGAACCCGGCAAGCGGAAATTGCGCACGGCATTGCTTGCGCCTGGGTCGGTGTAGCCTGCCTCGGCAATCGCTAGCATCGCGCCCACGAACGCGCCTTTGGTCGGCTGCTCAGAAAAGGCGTAGCCCCACTGGAAGTTACCCGGCGAGGTTTCGATCTTCCACGTCGGGGCCAGGGGCGGCTCTTTGGCTTTGGTTCCGATGTCGTCCAGCATCATCACGAGCACGTACTCGCAGTTTGCTTTAGACGCGCTGGGCACGCCATCTTTGAAGCGATCAACGATGAAGCTGCCGGTGTTGCCAAACCACGCGCCCTTGCCTCTGGGCTTGAGATACGCGGGCCACGTCGCCTTCGGTTTGCCGTCGGCGTAGGTGCCTCCGGTGAGTTTCTGTTGCACGAAGAGAGCTGTCTCGCCTTCGGGGGCCAGCCCCGCGATGAAATCCACAAAGTTCATTTGCCGTATCGCTCCATTGTTTTCACGCCCGCATTCAGGGGCAGATCGCTCGCCCACGCGGGCGGCGTACACATCACACGTTTAAGGTTTTCGGCTGCGTCTGGATCACTCGTTTCGAGGACGATCTCGTCGTGAACGTGGAGCACCACGTCGTCGAGTTGGCGCAGCGCGTGGCGAAGCAGATCGTTAGCGGTGGCCTGCGTGATATTTTCACACGCCAGACCCTTCCACAGACGACCTCGCGGCCACTCTTTTGCATCGGCTGAGGGTTTCCACGCACTCTTTGCATACGTCACGCCCTCGGCTTCCAGGCGGGCGAATGGATAGCAAAGTATGCGGCCCGATGGCAATGAATACCAAAGGTGTTGGCCATCGAACATATAGGTTACCTTACCCGCCTTGAACTCGTGCCCACGATTGCGCATCGCGCGGGTGTAGGCTTCCTCTAGGTTTTGCCAGTAGGCCACGGCCCAGGAGTTCGCACGCCGCCATGCGTCCACGATGCGTCTGGCGTCAGATTCGGGTAAGGTTATGCCGTAGTTGCGGCCCATCGCAGCGAACGCGCCCACACCGCCAGCAAAGCCCAGGGACAGGATGGCCACCTTGCCGATTTGGCGCTCGTCGGACTCAGGGCCGATCGTATCTTCTGGGATACGGTAGATGCCCGCTGCCTCGCGGATGTAGATATCGCGCCCTGCGCGAAACACGTCGAGCACGTCCTGCGCTTGCGGCTGGGCACTGGCCCAAGGCGTGACACGGGCCTCCACTGCGCTCCAGTCGGCCACCACGAACTTCTTGCCCTTGGCCGGGATCAGTGAGGGCCGGAGCATTCCCCGTAGGACATCTGTAACGCGCTTTCCAAATCGTGGCACAACTGCATGGCCTCGGACCATCGCAGTTCTAACAGCTTCGGGTTCTTTGGCGCATTTTCTAGTGAAATTGTGAACTTGGGCTCCATAGGAGCTAGCGCGGCCGGTGGCACTTCCTCCGGCAAAGACGAAGGCTCCGCGAACGCGACCATCCTCTTCATCAGCAAGTTGTGCGAGGCGACTGAACTTCGCAACCGAAGACGCCCAGAGGTCGTCCGCGCATTGAATGACTTCGGCCACGTCGGGCGGGACTTCATCGGGATCCTCCATTGCGAGCAGGTTGGCCCGCACGCTTTTATCGATTGAATACTTGTCGTCTTTGACCATCAGCTTCTTGGCGCGCTCGCCCACGCGCGCCAGCACCCACTCGCGCATCTTAGAAGACCGCACGGATGTGATCTCGCCGTTGGTGACCTCTGCGACGATCTTTTGAATCTCTTCGGTCTCAGCCTGCGCATACTTGATCGCCGCCTTGCACAAGTCAACGTCCACCAGCACGCCTCGGTCATTGATGCGCTCGTTGGTATGGTAGTCGGCCAGCTCTTCGTCTGACAAGTCGCGCAGGCCCTTGCTGACGACGCGCATGGCCCGGACATCCTGCTCGCAATACTGGATTAACTCGGGCAGCAGCTCGGTGTTGTACGGCGGCATGCAGCACTGGCGCACCAGATGCGCGCCTCGGTGGTCTTTCTTCATGGACGCGCCAGCAAAGCGGCCCACGTCTTCAAGCGAGCCGGGCGCGCAGTTGGCGCGGGCTTGTGTTGCAGTGCAATAGAACTGCTCCAGCTTGAAGTTCTGCCCGAGCACGTACCAGAAGATAAGGCGCTCGAACGTGGCATTGTGCGCACGAATCTGGCCGGTATGGTTTCTTACTTCGGCGGGGAACGGCTCGCCCGGCACCCAAGTTTGTACATCCGCGTCATTAAACGCATAGGACATGCACAAGACATCTGTGCATGAATCCTGCGCATAGTTGTAAACGCCCGCGACCGTGAGGTCGCAGGCGCTACGGGTCTCAAAATCAACCCAGAGAATCATCGTTACGCAACGCGACGACGACGGGCAGGTGCTTCTTCAGCAGCAGCGGCAGGTTCCGCATCCATGCTGACCCACTCTTTCACCTCGAAGACCGGGGTGTAGATGCGGCCATAGGACTTGTGCTGATAGTGCTCCTTCTTCAAGGTCACAATCGCCACCGGCTTGTCTTGCTCTTTCTCGACCTGATCGGCCAAGGCAACAGCCAGGGTTTGCACGGCGCGCTTGCCGCCGACAGAAGTGGTCGTAAAGCGCGCTTCGATGCCTTTGTCGCCACCGGAGATGCACTTCACAGACAAACCGACTTGCACTTCCCAGCCTTTCTTGGCGTTAGGCGGGGCAGCATCAAGTTCGGGCAGGGGCTGGCTTACGCTCACCATCTTCTCGCCGAGCACCTCGCCGTCGCCCCAGGCAATGTAGCCGTGGACGAACGAGAAGGGGTTGACGGCCCACAAGGAACCGTCTTCGACCTCGGTTTGATCCGCGCCGAACACCCAGTGACCGGTCTTGTCCATCTTGAGGATGGCAATACCGGCACCAATGCCACCGACATCCGTGTTGATGGCACGAAGGGAGGTAGACAGCGTTGCGACTGCGGGAAGGTTAGCACCAGAAAAAGTAGTCAGACTAGTAGACATCATTGAACTCCAAGTTTAAGAAAGGCACTCTTGAGTTGAGCGCCAAGTTGAAGCACCTCGGGCCTCGGATCGCTCCGTGGCACCAATGTGCTACCCGAACTGATGGATACGGTCACATCTGGCGGCAGTGCGAGTTTCTTCTTTTTGAGAATCTTCTCGACCGCTGCCGGAGATGCCATCTCCATCAGTTCAGATTCGGTAAGGCCCGTGGCCAATAGCGCTTCCTTCGCGCCGTTGACCCAGGACCGTGTGGCGCGCTTGGCCACAAGTTTGTGATCGGGCAGTTTCACGCCGTTTTCGGCCATCTGGAAAGCCACGGAGCGCAGCTCCTTAATCCAGTCCTCCAGCATGTCGGCCTGTTGCAGCATGATGTTGATCTGCTCGACATTTAGCTCGGCGATCTTCGTGCGCGTCGCGCGCTCAACTGCGCCGTTCATCTGCGGGCAGATCGGCTTGGCGGCGCACCAACGGCAGTGATCGCCCGTGGCCAGACGAGCATCAGGGCGCTGCGCTTCTTTGACCGCCGAAACCAGCTCACGCTCGAACTGCTTGATGCGCTCAGGCGTTGTCGTCCAGCGCTTGATCGACGGAGGCTGCACGATGATGAGTTCGATCTCGGTCGCACCATCGAACACCCACTGCGCCTCCTCGGTACGCATAGCTGCTGCGGCGTAGAACATGAGCTGCTCGTTCTCTTCGGCGCTGACTGCAACACCACTGCCAAACTTCCAATCGAGCACGATGGCCTTGTCGTCGAGGCGGCCCAAGAAGTCGGTCGAGCCGAACACACCGGGCAGCAGATCGCCGAAGTTCACCTGCGTCTCGACGGCGTACCGCATGCGGTCAATGGGGTCAATCTTGTCAAGCGCCGCCAGTGCGGGCAGGAGCTTCTCGTCGATGAGGTCTTGCGTGAGTTCTTGCTCGTTGTACTTGGTGCCCAAGAAGTCTTCGGGCAAAGCGTCGTCGCTGTCAAGCAACTCGCTGATGACGTTGTGCAGCAGCGTGCCTTCATCGGCGTATTTGTTGCTCGGCGACGGGGGCATCTGTTGCACCAGGGCCACGCTGCCGGGGCAGTTGATGACGCGCTTAGCTGTGGAGCCGCCGACGATCTTCGAGTGTTGCACTGTATTCTCCTGTGATTTGCAGCTACTGTAGCACAGAAAAATATCTTGTGCAAAAGTTTTTTAGTGTGATAGAGTGCGGCCCATGAAAGAAGCAGAGATCGAAAAACACTTCGACTGGACCGTACAGCGCATGGGCGGCAAGACCTACAAGTTCACCTCGCCCAACCAACGCGGGGTTGCGGATCGTATCGCATGCATGCCCGATGGCACAACGTGGTTCGTCGAACTCAAAACCACTGGCGGGCGGTTGTCCGAATTGCAGAAGATTTTCCAATCCGACATGGCGCGTCTGAAACAGAAGTACGCATGCCTGTGGACGAAAGAACAAGTAGATGGGTGGGCTCGTGAAGTTGCGTGATTACCAAGAGACCGCCGCCGACTTCCTATACGAACACGACAGGGCGATGATCCTCGCGCCTGTGGGCGCAGGCAAAACGGCGATCACGCTCACGGCCATGAAGGCGATGCTCGATGATGGCGTCGTCAAGCGCTGGCTCGTGCTGGCCCCTAAGCGCGTCTGTACAGATGTATGGCCCGTCGAGCAACCGAAGTGGGCCCCTGGCCTACAGTTGGCCGTCGCTGTGGGCACACCGGCCCAGCGCAAGGCGGCGCTCAAGGCCCAGGTCGTCGTGATCAACTACGACAACATCCAATGGCTGGCGCAGCAGGAGCTGGCCTTTGACGGCGTGGTGTTTGATGAGCTGACGCGCTTGAAAAACCCTTCTGGCACTAGGTTTAAGGCACTGGCCAAGGTGCTTGACTGCCCGGTTCGCTGGGGCCTGACTGGCTCGTTCACCAGCAACGGCCTAGAGGACGTGTTCGGTCAGTGCAAGATCGTCGATCAGACGCTGTTGGGCCGCTCCAAAGGCGCGTTCATGCAGCAGTACTTCATCCTGATGAACAAAGAGTTTGGCGACTGGGCACCGCGCCCAGGGTCGCTGGCGCAGGTGATGCAAAAGATCAAGCCCGCCACGTTCGTGCTGGAGCCGGGCGAGTACAAGGACAAGCTGCCGCCGCTGCGCGTTGTCGAGGTGCGCTGCGACATGGACTTGGGCAAGTACAACGAGATGAAGAAGAACTTCGTTGTCGAGTTCCCAGACGCGAAAGCCGTCGCTGTCAACGCAGGTGTTGTAACGGGAAAGTTACAACAGATGGCCTCGGGCTTCATTTACGAGACAAACAGTAGCCCCTCCATCACGCCCGGTAAGTTCATTGTTACACAGAAATCGGTGTGGTTTAGTCACCACAAATTTGATCGTCTTGACGAGTTGATTGAAGAGAATCAGCATGCCAACACTCTCATTGCCTACACGTATCAAGAAGAGCTTGCGGAGCTGCGCCGCCGTTATCCGAAGGCTCAGACGCTGGATGACGAGCGGGCGGTTGAGCGGTGGAATGCGGGGCAGATCGAGCTGCTACTGGTGCATCCGAAATCCGCAGGCCACGGTCTTAACCTGCAATTCGGAGGCTGCAAGATCATTTTCTTGTCCCTGCCTTGGTCGCTGGAACTGTACGAGCAGACCGTTGGTCGTCTGCACCGTTCGGGGCAGCGCCACGACGTGTGGTGCTACGTCATGCTCACAAACAAAACCGTAGACGAGAAGATTTGGGCGGCGCTGCATGACAAACGGGCGCTATCGGATATTGCAATGGAGGCTTTGAAGTGAAACGAATTGTGAAACGAATTGATATGTGGCGTGCCAAATTGAAGGTTGCGCGCGCCGAGATGAAGATCGTCACGCGGCAGGCGAACTCGCTGAACAAGCGACAGTTGGCGTTGACGAATTTGATTAACGAACTGGAGAAGAAAATTGGCGCTGTCTTGGCGAAGGCTTAACGAGGTTTTGTCGCACCTCACGGAAGAGCAGGTTCTGAATCTGCTTAACGAAGAGCGGCAGGTGCATCGTCGGGTGACGATACTAGAGCGGCTGCACCAGCGTTACACGATGCTGCGTGCGGCTAGAGAGCGAATCGAACTACTAAAGGAAGCTACACGATGACTAAATTGACAATGCCTTGGGTCCCTGTTGGCCATCCCAAATTCAAATGGACAAATGGCTCAGACGTTCAGGCTACTTGGCGGCGCTACGGCTGGACGCCGCCTAGCGAGAAGATGGAGCCGCCGCCGCCAGAAAAGAAACCAGCGGAGTTTCGGAGGGTCAAATGAGCGGCCCGTACTTTGACACCTGGAAGCACCAGACCCTTGTGCGATTTGCCAAAGACGCTTATGAGAAGTTGCAACGCCAAGACGAGGAGTTGCAGCGGCTTCGGCTGCTGACGCGCGATATCGCAACGCCAATTGACACGTCGTTGGCTGACGAGATTTGCGGAAACAAGCCATGCAACTAGCCCTAGCCCTGCTAACGCTATCCATCTTGATGCTGGTGCTGATCCCTGTCGTGCTGCACTTTTCCGATGGCGATCTGTCCGTTAACCTCAAGTTCTGGGGTGTCGTGTTGTTTTTGCTTGCGGTAGTGGCGCTCTATGGGAGCTAACCACCGACAGCAGATCGTGCGTCAACTGCTGCGCGACAACCCCGAGGGGCTAACCGTCGCGCAACTCACAAAACTCGCAGGCACTGACAAATCGCACATCCACAGGATGATCAACACGTTCCCAGACGCATACATCGACCGATGGATCAAGCACGACAACTTCGTAACCGCCGTCTGGTGTGTTGTCGTGCCGCCCGAGAATTGCCCTAGACCTAGTAGGAAAAAATGACCTGCAAATGCCCACCCAACAGCCCGTTTCACTGGCGCGATGACCCAAGACCCTCCATCTTCGCCAAGGAAAACGGCGCGTTACTATCCATGCGCCAGACTGAAGTCGTCGAATCAGCCCGCCGTGAGGGCCGCGACATCGGCCACATCCCAGGCGTCACCACCAAGATTCGCTACTTCCACATCTTTTCTAAAGCATGATTGACTACTCATACCCATGCATGATGGCTGAGACGGCCCTCAAAAACATGTACGCTGCCGCCATCGAAGGGCGGCTAGATGATGCCCAGGAGTTCGCCTTGGTGGCGATGGCCGAGGTTCGGCTGGTGTATCAGTCGCTTCAGCACATGAAGCAACTTAGCGAGCCATCAGATACAGGCCCACATTAGAGAAGGCGTAGCCCGCGTATACGACAGTCATATGCGGGTTGCCTTTGAAGAACTGCTCCACCGCCACATAGGCGTACGCCAGCCCCGTGGCGATGATGAGCCAAGCGCTCACAGCTTACTCACATCGATCACTTGGCCACGGAACTGTATAGCACCCGGTGCTATAGCGTGGACAAGCTCAGGCCAGAGCAAGCGGCCATTATGGAATGTGAGCACGGCAAATCCGGAACGCCAGTTCGTGGGATTGTCTTCAAGGTAGTCTATGAATTGCGGGCCGTTGGTCTCAGCAAGCGTGCCCGTGTCCACGCCGTAGCGCTCCCCGTTGTAGTCGGAAAACGGAGTTACTTTGAGCGAGTGCAGATGGCCAGTCACAACCGTCTTGCCAGCGTTGACGGCGTTGTTGTGCGTAGCGTGAATGCCGCCTTTCATGCGGTGCTTAACCACCACATTCTCCGTAGGCCAGCAAGACCAGCACGGAATCCAGGCAGGGAAATGGTCTTTAAGGGTAAACCCTCCCACCGCCATGAACTCGGGCACGGTGTTGGCCAGCCGGTTCTCAAAGCGGGCATCGTGGTTGCCTAGTGTCCACACCAGCTTGGCCCCCTTGGCCTCGTCTTCAATTTCGCCAAGGTACATCTCGCAGGCTCGCAGCTCCTGCACCACGCTGGGCTTGCTATCCCAGCCAATGCGCGGGTGGCGGCTGATCGCTGCGCCATCAAAAGCGTCGCCATTGTTGATGATCGCCTTGGGCTTGAGCTGCTTGATCGCCCACAGCAGCCCCTTGAACGCGGTGCTGCGGATACCGGGCCAGAAGTGTGCGTCAGAGAAGACGATGACCGTACCATTTTCGATACCTAGATGGTAGCGCGCCGCATGGTTTTCGGCCTCTTTCCCAAACGCATTCGTGCGCTTATCGCCAGCGACCAGCACTAGGTTGTACTTCTGCTCAAGCGTGCGGCGGCGTGAATGTACTTTGCGCTCGTTGATGCCGGTGATTTTTGCAATCTTTGACGCGCTCTTGTGCGTGTTCCACAACTCAAGGAACTCGTCGTCAGTCAGAACCGTGGCCATCTATGCCTCCTAGAACGCGCTCAAGCACATTGATGACCCTATGCTCGGCGCTCTCCAACTGCTCCGGACTGGCCTTCTGATCCTGCGCGACAGCGATCAAATCAAACAAGAAAACGTGCAGAGTCTCATGTAAAGCAGTGTTAGACAGGGACTGGGCGTTGATCTTCTCGCCGCCAAAGTCGCCTAGCCGGTAGACCGCAAGGCGCGGAGGACCATCACATTCCACGCACGCCATAGCCCCACGAACAGGCTTAGAGCTGCGCTCCATGCGCCAGTCTTGCAGGTTCAAGACGCGCTGCCAGTGCTGGATAAACCCATCGAATTCTTTGGCTTGCTGCTCGTTGGGTTTATTGGCCATATCACACCATTTTCAACGCGGCATCTTTCACTTCAGTGACACGGCGACCCCAGCCCTTGCCGAAGGTATCCCAGGTCGGCAGGCTTTGCATGAACGCCAGCCGCGTCTCCTGATACTTCTCGATGATGGCGGCTGGCTCCATCGCAGCCACCTTGGCTAGCGTACCCGCGCCGATAGCGCCATCGGGCACAGCGCCCACGGTCTGCTGGAGCCACTTGGCCGCGCGCCCTGGGCCGCTGTTGATCGCTGCGTCAAACACTGCGTAGTCCACGCCAGTGGGCAGATCGTCGCCCTTGATCTTGTCCCAGTATTTGGTCTTGTACATCGGGCCGACGATCTCAGGCGTCAGCGCACGCATAGCCTTCTCGTCCACCTCGTGGCCGACCCACTCCTCCCAGACACGCTTGGTTACTCCTAAATTAGTCATCCCCCCGGGATCTTTTGGGTGGTTAACAAAGTTTCCCTCGTGGTGGAGGGTGGCAGCCAGTGCGGAGTCAAAGTTTTCTTTCATTTTGCTTTCGCCATGAGGTCAGTTTTAGCTTGGGAACCAGCGGAAGAACCGAAGTAGTAGGCAATGATTCCCGTCCAGGCGGTGCCCAACGATCCCAGCATCATCAGGATCGCCGGGTTGTTGGAGTCCACCTTGCCCAGCAGCATCATCACCATGATGCCGAAGAAGCCAACGGTGACAATCGCAGCCAGCGCTGGGGGCACGATGGAGCGCGTCGTGGCCTGCATCTCGCGGGCGCTCTTACGGTCGTCCACCGCCAGCTTCTCAAAGTTCAGGCCTAGTTCGTTAGCCTGCTTCTGAAGTTCGATTTCGGCCATCTTGACCTGGGCGATCTGGTCGGCAGTCAACTTGTTGTTGTTGATTAGGTCGCCGACATCTTTCTCGTCAACTCCGATAGCCTTGGAGATGGCCGATACAGCCATCCCTGCTAGTGGGCCGCCCAACGCCGTAGCGATGGTGGGCGCGATCTGTTTAAGCCATTCCATTACTGTTTACTCCTAGACAACATGGTTGCTGCGATCTGCAAAAGCACCCGGTACTGATCGACATCTGGCGGCTCTTCTTTCCATCCTACGGTGATCTGCCCCACCAGCTTACCCGGCTCTGGCGGCACGCCTATTCGGCATCCGTAGGTCATTCCCTTTTCCATGTACCAAAGCCCGATCTCGGACTGCGCGGTCTTGTAGTGGCCGCAAGGAATCTCACCTGCCATCAGCGCCACGACATCACGGTTGTTGTTCACGTTCGAGGTGAACAGCCCAACATCCAGCCCATCGTGCTCTTTCTCCCGGCCCTGCTTGGTGTACGCTCTGTACAGTACTCGGTTGCCAAACATTGGGTTGATCTTGAAGATGGCCACCACCGCAGCGTCGGTGTTCTTGAACAGATGCGCGGCCACATCTTCTACTCGATCCTCGGCGATGCTGGGCAGCTTCTTTTGCTCCTTATAAGCGCCGATCAGAAGCGCTTGGTTTTGCCAGACAAAGTACCCAACGAACGCAAAGACTGCCATGAGCAGTATCGCGAACAGTTTGAACGGAGAATCCACATAGCCTAAGACCTTTTCGATTAGGCTGTTGTGGTTGATCTTCTCTTCGCTCACGGTCAGTAGACTTCAGCAGCGCGGCTAATTTCTTCGGGCGACAGAACCAGCGCACCACCCAGCAGGCCGGTGCCGTAGGTAGATGGCCGGGGTGCCGGTGTCGAGCCGGACAGAAGACCCGCCACAGCGCGCTGCGCCGCACCTTGACGTTGGGCGCTCAACAGCTTATCCGCGCCGTAGCCTGCGGCCATGATAGGGGCACTAACCATCAAAGACTCAGGGCTAACGACGCCGCCGCCCACCACGCCGCCAGCAATAAGTTGGCTGCGCTCAGGGTTAAACCGCGCGACTAGCGACAACAGCGAATCAAGCGAGCCGCCTTTAGCGACGGATTTGATAGCGTTTTGTTCGGCGTCGTTAAACAGACGCATCTTGTTCTTATCCGCTGCCAGATTAATAAACCCGCGCCGAATCAGTTCGCTCTCCGATGCCTTGGGGTCCATAGCGCGCGCTTCGGCGACGTTCAGCACATCGTCTAGCATGTTGGCGCGGCTCAGATTGCGCCAGTCTTTACGAGCACTGGATAGCGTTTTGATAGCCTCATCCAGTTTGCCCGCGCCTGCGGTCACGTCTTTAGGGGACAGCCGAGCAACGAAATCGTCAATCTCGTTGACCATCACGCCTGCAAGGCGCTGGACATTGCGATCTTGGTTGTTCTTCAGATCGTTTGCCAATTGACGCAGTTGCGATACCTGATCAAAACTAACTGGCCCACGCTCAACTACTTGGTTGATCTTGTCAAGCGCCACTCGTACGGGAGGCGCGTTCTCGGGCAAATAGCGGGCGTCTTCTAAGCGCTTGGTTAGACCAGCGGCCAAAGACTGACCAGCGGGTTGGTTTAATTGGATGCCTGCATCAGTAACAGCGGTGTAGGAGCGCTCCGCGCGGCGGCGAACTTCGTCCATCGTCATGATGGGCTGCTTGGTAGTTGTCAGTCGGCCTGCCAGATTGCCTGCTGCCGACCCCGAAACGCCACCCGCTAACAGACCCGCGACAATCGCGCCCAGGTCGCTTCCAGTTAGTTCTTTGACCGCCTCTGCGGTGGGCTGCGCGGCGGCAGCGCCAACGCCTGCTGCGGGCAGTTGACGCGCCAAATCTTGGCCAAAAGCGGCGGGGGCTACCCGCGCCAAACCCGCCGTCGAGGTAAGAGCTTGCGTGCCCGCTTGAACGGCGCGCTCTACGCCAGTTTCAGGCGTAGGAACGCCCATTTGCGTCAGCATCTGGCTTTCGCGCTGAGAGGCCAAAGGCAAACGGCTTTCGGAGCCTAGCGCCCCTGCGCCCAGGTTGTAAGCGGAACTTAGGAAATCCAGCGCTGCCGTAGCCGGGGCGGTGAAGCCCTGATACGCGGCGCGTGCGGTTAACCCAGCTTGCCGCGCCAATTGCTGGCCCATGCTGCGGCCTTCGGGAGCGGGTGCAGCAGCCGCCGTCGTCGGTGCGGGCGCAGCTTCTCCCAGGCTGGACTTGATGCGTGCGATGGCCTGCTCGTTGGTCAGACCGTCAGGCAGCTCGTAGGAGACGCCTTTGTACTCGTAGACAGTTGACATGATCAGTCTTCCAGTTTGATCGGATTTCCGGGCGTGCCTTTGGGAGCAGTGCTGGTGCCATAGAACGGCGCAACACCCTGGCCCTTACGGCGGGCATCAATACGAACTTGCGTTTGCTCCAGAGCGCTTTGCGTAGCTTTGTTAAACTTTGTAAGCGCTTCGAGCGTTGTTTTGGTGTCGTTTTTACCAAACGCTGCGATCAATTCGTTGGCAAAACGCAACACGTCTTTGTCGGTCTGTACACCTTTAGCGGCGTCCGTCTTCAAGTTAGTCGCTTCCTGAACCGCACGCTGCAACGCAGCATACGCGCGGCTCTCGGGGGTAGAGTTGCCCGAGGCATTTTGCGCCAAATATTGGGCGTTTTTAATCGGGCCAAGTTCCAACGGCGGTTTTTTAGTAACAGGGTCGGGCGTAAGCAGCGTCAAAGGCTCTTTAAGCGACTCTCTGCGCATAGCCAACGAATCGACCAACTCAAGATCTTTGCTTTCATCTTTTTGCAACGATGGCGGCAAGAATTGGCGGGCTTCGGCAGCGGGCGTCATCCCCATTGCTTGCGCGCGGCTGACAAACATCGGCGCGCCCGACGGGCCAACAACCGCAATAGGAGATACCGCAGCGCCTGCTTGAGCGCGAGTAACAGCTTCCGTATTTATAACGGCGTTAACTTGGGCTCGTTGAGACTGGTTCAGTTGAGCAAATGGCTTATCAAAACGCTCTAGCGAAACAGCTTCCCTGGCTTCTCCCACAGACGGCAGTTTCGGTTCGCCCGTGTAGATCACTTTACCTGCTTCGGTAACAAGAGCGTTTCCAACCACAATTGGCTTGCGTTGCTCTAACGCCGCAATCTGAGCGTCCAACAACTCAAGTTGCTGATCGCGTTGACCCGTCTCGTCGCGGGTGTCCATCGACAGAAAATTGCGTTGCTGCTTAAGGCGCGCAATCTCCTGCGCTTTAAGAATCTCCGCAGGAGGTTGACGCTCGCGTTTAGCCGCCGCTTCAGACGCTTGTGCAGCAGCTTCGCGCTGCCTAACCAAAGCGCCGCTTTCCAGCGCCTTGCGGTACTCTTGATTCAGCATCATCGCGCCTTGAGGGTCAAGAGGCGCAAGGCGTTGGATACCAGCCTGTACAGATTCAGGGTTGGTATAGTCAATGTCGCGTGCAACAGACTGACGCAGGCTAATCCGCGCCAGTTCAGGATCAGTTCCACCCAACGCGCCAGCAAGCTGATACGCCCCGCGACCGATGTTGAACTCGGCGCGTTGCATTGGGTTGAGCTGGGCAATCGCTAGAGCGCGGCGATCAGCCTCCGCAGCCTGTTGCCGCTGATAGCCTTCAGGCGTGATTCCGAACAGAGTTTGAACGATGTCGGTTGCCATATTAGATATCCCAGTTGATGCTAGTCGGAACAGTTCCTTGCCCGCCAAAGCCGTACACGTTTCCGGCGCCGTATGTTTGCATTGCTTGGGCTGCGTTGACATACGGTGACAGCATTCGTGTCGCCGCCGGGTTAGCCGCAAACGATGACAAAGCCGATGCGAACGGGTTGTAAGCGTTGGCCGCGCCTTGCGATTGCGCCGCCGCCATACCGCCTTGGAACATAGCATTCGCCCCCGTCGGGTTGGCGATCCGGCCACCCAGCGCCGAGCCAAGCTCCAGCGGCTGCTGGCCCAACTGCTCCAGCCCAGTAGCGCCGCCCAAGAAGGCTTGGTACGGAGCCAGCGCGCCGACTTGACCGCGACCGTACAGGTCGTACATTTGAGCGCCGGTACCAAACAGGCCCGTGCCGAACGCCAACTGACGCTGACCGGCTTCCTGGGCTTGCGCGGCTAAAGCGGCATCCTGCTGAGCGATGGCGTTGTAGTACGCCTCAAGTTCCGGATTGGTTGCGCCCAGACCAGCGCCGCCGCCAGGGCGAGTGCCAGTAGCGCCAACCGACAGACCGCCACGACCCGTCTGGAACAGTTGGTTTTGCAGTTGGGCAAATTGACGCTCACGGCTGGGTGCGAGCAGGTTCTGCTGCGCCGTCATGAACTTAGCCGCAACCTGCTCGGGCGTTTCGGCCAGATACTGCTCGCCCAGGCCAAACAGACGCTGTCCAGCGCCCGCTAGCGGAGCAAACTGCTGCGGTGCCATCTCAGCCTGGGTCAGACCCTGGCCAGCCAACCCTAGCAGACGCTCTTGCATGCCAGCAAACTCAGGCGCAAGCGTGTAACCAGCGCCCGAGACGCGACCGTCCGGGCCGTATTGAAACGCCGACTGGCCAAAGCGCGTCGTAATGCCTACCGGGCGAAAACGAGCCTCTTCGGCGGCAATGCGAGCGGCTTCAATCTGCGCACGCGCTTGTGTTTCTGCGGCGCGTCGAGCAGAACTCCCACTAATCAGTCCACCTAAAATTGCACCGCCTGCTGCGATAAATGGCATATCAAACTCCGATCAAAACATCATCGACCTTGGACGCATCCTGTTCGTCCGTGGCGTGGATACAAAACCAAACACAATCCGTTAGCGCCTTGACGCCGTGCGTCATACCGGCCTTGATCTCAATGCAAGCGGGCGCTTCAATCACTTCAACCTCATCGCCCTTCATCACCGCCACCTTGCCCTTAGCCAGAATCGACAAATGGCTAAAGTCATGCGTGTGCTTCAAGATGGCTACACCAGCAGGAAACTCTGCCTGCTTGGCGTACAGACCATCGCTGAAGTGGTGGGTGATCATTCGTACAGAATGTTGATGGAGCCAGCGTCGAAGGTGTCAGTGCCGTTAATTGTGGTAATGCGGACAGTTGTTAGAGTATCAGACAGCGTTTTTCTACCTGCTACAAAGTTGTTTGCGCTTGTTGCTTCAGAAGCAACCCCACCCTGAAACGTCCAAATATTTCCTGATAAATTTGTAAATACAATAGCACCAGAATTTAAAATGGCTGCGTTACTGCCCGTTCCATAAAGTTGGATTCCAGATGAAAAAGCCACGCTTCCAGCAGCGCCACTATTAACATAAATAATTTGCCCGACATACCCCGTTGTTTCTACTCCGCCAGAATCGCCTAATTGAATAAGTATAGTTGATGTTCCACTTATTGAAACACCATTAAACATCAATGTGATTCGTTTTACCCAGTTTGGTATGCCGGTAAAGTCAATCGACGTACCGGAAGTAGATGCTTTAGCGGTGTCAGATTGGATGCCGTTATAGACCGCACCGCTGTTCGTCGTAACACCTGCGCTACCGTTAATAACTACTGACATTATGCTTCTCCTTCAGGTGTAGGCTCTGGAGTTGGCTCTGGAGCAACATCAACCACTGGCGCAGCACAATTTAATGCCCTCAGTTCATCCAAAGTCGTGCAAGCATCGACCAGATTCGTAATATCACGCAGGCGCTGCTTCTCGGCAACAATTGCTGTCGTATCACCAGCAGCCTCTAGCGCACGCTGGAAGGCCACATCTTGGGCCGCTAGAAGCGGAGCACGCTCGGCACGCAGCCGATCTTTGGTGATGGCTTTGGCCTTGTCAATATTGATTGTGATCATTCGGTCACCTCGCTGAAGTCAGCAGTCCACGCATCACGAAATGTGCGGTCAGACGGAATCTCAGACACATCCACAATTTTGAACGGCTTGCCAGCAGGCACACTCTTAGCGGCAATTTGTTCAATGGTTAGGCCGCACTCAACAGCAGGTATGATGACGGCCACGCCGCCATCGTCGGTGGGATAAATAATGCGAGAGTTCATGGTTGATCCTTATTAGCGGAATACGGACACGCAGGCATTCAGTGCATCTTGACCGCCGTTGGCCAAGTCAAAAGTTCGGAGGCGGCACGCGGAACTTGTAAAAGTCGTTCCGTCAATCTGCGTAATTATGTTTGAAGTGCTTGCATCTCTAGACGACAGCGCAGTGACAGAGTAATTTGCATCTGACATCGCAGTCGTAAAGTTCACGGTGTAGTTGCCAGTACCGTTATCCGTGATGCTCGACACGTTTGCGCTGGCGCGGATTGCAATTGCCCCCGTACCGTTAAAGTTCACCCAAGCGCGACAGAAAGTGCCAACCTGAGTGCCTGCGCTATCTTGGATAGTCGGAGGCGTATTAGCCACGCCGTTTTTAAGCACCAGGGTGCTTGCACTAGCCGCTTGCAGAGTGTCTGCTACAACAGTTCCAGCCATGATGACCTCTTATTCGTAAAGGATGTTAATTGTTCCAGCGTCGAAGTTATCAGACGGCGAACCTGTTGCGCTGCCAATAACACGAATTTGAGTTAACGTGCCCGATAGTGTTTTAGTTCCTGCGCCTCGCAAGTCTACAGTATTGTTTCTGCCGCCAACCCAAGAAAAAACCCACGTATTAGACCCAACTAAACAAATGGTGGCGATGCCCTGCTGGGTTTGCGCTGCAACAGAAGTACTGTTTAGCGCAAACCCGGTGGTGCAATTTGTCACCACGGGGCTGGCCCCAGTTGCATTGTTTGCACCAGTTCCAACGTAGTCCGTAATTTCGTAGCCGCCAGAATCGCCAAGCTGAATTTGCTGCTGGCCGGTGCTGTCCGTACTCACTCCACTAAACAATACGGTAATCCGCTTGACCCATGACGGGATGCTAGTGAATTCAATGCTGGTGCCCGAGGTCGATGCCTGCGCTGTGCCAGAGACGAGTGGCGCAAGAATGCCAGTAGTAGCCACCAGCGTTTGTGTCGTACTACCTGCTACATCAGGGGCTGCAAGCGTAATTGTGCCGCTGGTGTCGCCGGATAAAACTAGAGAAGCCATAGTCGTGCTTTCAAAGAATGACCCAGCGCGAGCCGGTTGGAACAGTTACTGCCATAGTCGTCGTGATCGTCACCGGGCTGGCAACAGTTTGTGATGGAGTCACTGTGTAGCTTCCAGTCGTTCCGGTTCCAGTGCCGAACGCTGTAATGATAGTGCCAGCAGTCACGCCGCTGCCACTGATGATCGAGCCGATCACCAATACGCCCGACCCAGTAGTTCCGCTGATTGTCAGCGTGGTTCCCGAGATCGTGCCTGTACCTTCAAAGCTGGCCGCAATCGTGATCGGCCCAGTCGACATGGCGTTCTTATTGGCTGAAATCGAATACTCGATATTCACCGTCTGCGAGTTCTCATAAAAGATGTCGTCGCTACCGCCGCCAGAAGCAGCGCCGCCGCCAACAGCAGCCCAGGAAGATCCGTTGTAGCCCTCAAATTCAGTGCTCGTCGTATTAAAACGAATCTGACCCGAAACAGGAGTTCCAGGCCGCTGCCCAGTCGTGCCCTTGGACAAAAGCACCGCGCCCGTTGAAGTGAAACTAGAGTCTGCGCTAGCAGTCAGAGCCGTCCCGGTGATGGTTGTCCCGGTGATGGTCGTCGCCGTGAGCGCTGCTGGCGTCGTTCCACCAATGACCGTATTGTTGATCGTGCCGCCGGTAATGGTGGGCGTGGTCAGAGTCCCGCTGGCGGCATCAGCCTTCGAGTTGACTGCGGTAGCAATGTTGTTGAATTCGGTATCAATCTCCGTGCCTTTGACAATCTTCAAAGGATTGCCAGACGACAATGCATCCTTGGTGGCGAAGTTGGTGCTTTTTGTGTAATTGCTCATGTCATCTTCCCATCTTTCGATTGGATTTCAATCTTTTGGATCGACAGCGCAGATCCGCTAATTGTAGCCTCGTATCCAGTTTGGACAACTTTCCCGCTGCCTGATGCCGAAGCCATCAAATCTTGTATGAGGATGCCGCTTGAATATTGGGCTAAAGGAACGCCATTAGCTCCATATTCGGCAATTCCATACTCAGAAATTCCTTGGGTAGGAATTAAGACGTTTACCGATTGATAATTTGAAGTGAAATCAAATGCCCACTTAACCGTGACATACTGATTGGTTCCACCAATTACAACCACACGCAAACGCTTGAGGATAGATGTTACCGACTGGCTGCCGATGTCCGTGTGGTTGGTGTAATACAGCATCCTATAAGACGCTGAATCATCCAAATAGGTGCTATACAAGCCGATATATCCAATCTTCCCGATCAACAAATCGCCATTTCGGCGAGAGAGGAGAGAAGACGGCTCGATAGAGTCCCAAGTCGTGACGCGGAAAGATCCATCTTGCAACTGCACGCGGGTGTCAAAGCAGTAGACTTCTTTGACCGACGGCAGCGTCAGCAGATAGAAGGCTTCCTTCTCAGAGTACACCGATTTGACGTTCGCCAGCGTTTCGCCATTGATGATGTTTATCAGGTCGGTTCGCACGTTTTTGGACAAGTCACCCAGCGGTGCTGACTTCTCCACAATCGTCCTGGCAAACGAACGAACGCCCGAGTTGGACAGGAACAGCACATCTTTGCCAGTGTTCTGAATCGAATCGCGGGCAATGCAGCCAATGCCGCCCACCGTGTCGTACAGCGTAATCGACGAAGGCGTCGTAGCGCCCGAATACACCAGAATCTGGCGCGAGCCGAAGATGATCAAGAAGTTGTTGTGCGCGGCCAGACCCGAAATATTGTCAGCGCCGTTGGGCCACACGCGGTTAATGTCCAGCGTGCCAGACGTTCCACCAGTCCAGATGTGGCCTGCCAGAATGTCAGAAAACGATACCGTCGTGTTGTCCGTCGTCGTATCGGCAACCCACAGGCGACCATAGGCCGAGATCACGATATTGCCCGACGGCACCGTGCCAGCATAGCCCGACTTCTCGCTCACGCGGCGATAGGTCGTGGTGCTCACTGCCGGGTCAAAGATCAGCGGATCGTGGCCTTCTTGGAAGAAGTAGGTGATGCCGTTCAGGGAAGCGCAAGACCAGTTGCTTGCGGTGATCGTTGGGGCTGTACCCCCTCCCCCATAGGTCAGCTCGGAAACAGTGCTAGAGCTGAGCTTGAACAGCTTGTTATTGCCAGCGAATAAAACGGTCAATGTGCCGTCAACTTGCACCAGCTCGTGGATTACTCCAACAGCATTTGAGCCAAGGTTTCCAGAAGAGCTGTTGACCTTGCTCCATCCTTTTCGTGCGCCAATGCGCCCGTACTGATCAATGATGCAGTTGGTTGCATTCAACGCAAAGCCAGACGCCAAATCCAAAGGCGAATCCTGAGTATTCAGCCCAAAAAATCCTGGGGCTGAAACGCTGGCAATTTGAAGCGCTTTGCTCATACGGCTTCAAACCCATCGTAGTCAGGAAAACGCGTAGCTTCAAGTGCAATGTAGTCCGACAGCATCAAACGGTACAACTGATAGGCTTCCGACGAAGACATCCCCCCATCTTCACCGCGCTCAACTAGAGCGCGAGCGTATGCGTTCTGCACCACCAGAACATCAGGCACCAGCACTTGAGTGCTGTCAGAACTCAAGGGCGCTTGCGGAATCGTCAGCGTGAACTTCAGGTTGTAGACGTTGTCAGGACGCGGATACACCGTCACCTTCGCATCGCCGTTGCTAAAGCCATCAAAGCAGAACTCATACGGGATGCCCGTTACGGGCGTCGAGAAGTTCTGGCGGCGGTTCATCACCGCAAACGGGATGTTTTGCATCCCGACGTTTGAAGTGATATTGATCGCGTCTTGGAGCTGGAACTTAGAGCCAGCGCCAGTCAGAGCGTATTGATAGGTGCCCGAGGTCGTGCTGATTGAGACGTCTTGGTCGAGCACGTTCCAGTTGAAGGCATCTTCAACTTGGCGCTTGGCATCATTGACAAACTTGCCGATCAACGCCGAATACGTCGTTTCACTGTTCGTAGAAACAGGCGTCTCACGCAGTCGCGTGAGAACATCGTTGATCATCTCAAGGTAGGTCATTTCTTGTTCCTTGCCGAGATCGCCTTAGCCTTCGCTTTGGCGTCTGCTTTGGACGATGCGCCCCAAGCCTGCAAGGACAAGAGAAGTCGAGTCGGCTCGCCATCCTTGTACTCCGGCCCAGGCATATTGCCCATACGCGCTAAGAAGGAGGCCCTACGAGGGTTGTCGCCCGACTTCACCGGGGCTTTTAGACTGCCCCCGGTAGCAGCATTATAGGATGATCGCCCCTTGGCGTTCAAGCCGCCAGAAGGGGATTTTCCTTCTTTGCGTTGCCAAGCGGGCGTCTTCATTTTTTACGCGGCTTGGCCGTTTTTGCGGCTTTCTTGAAGTCCGCATCCGTGGGCGCAGCCCTGGAGCCGACTTTGTTCATCTTCTCGCCAGAGCCAGCTTTGATGCGGGCCCGTTTGGCATTGATGCTGGCATAGAGACCGGGTTTCATTTCTTCTTTGCCTTTCCAGCCTGCGACAGCGCAATCGCCACCGCCTGCTTCTGGGATTTGACCACCGGCCCACCTCTGCCAGAATGAAGCTCACCGGCCTTGTACTCGCGCATGACCTTGCTAATCTTCTTTTCGGCTTTGGTGGGCTTCTTCATTTCTTGCCCCGGGTCATCTTGTTGGTCATGGTGCGCTGGCCACGAACGGGCAGCTTAGGAGCCATCGGCATCGCAGGCTTCTTAGCAGGAGCCTTAGGTTTAGCCATTTTGGGTGCTTTTCCGTACATGATGAATCCTTAAAGGGTAAATTCTTTACGGGGACGTCCGCGAGGGCGAACGGGTTGTTGCGGTGCGGTAAAAGGCGTGTTGGTACGCACAGCTTCTGGGGCCTGGGGCTGATCTTCGTCCACCCGGACGTACCCCCCATGCCCGCGCATGGAATCAATATCGTGCTGGAGAGTGAACGTCACCGTATTACCACTCTGGAGGCAGCGAAACGTAGCCATATGAATCCTCAAAAAACAGGGGGCGCTAGGCCCCCTGTGGTTTAGACAGCGCGTCCAATAACCAGAGTCAACGTGGTAGCTGCCAGATTGACAGAACCAGCGGTGGGGTTGTAGGTCGCGATGGTGACCGTGTTAGCGGCAGAAACGTAGGCCCGTTTGACCAGACCAGCTTCGCTGACGCCATGAGAAAAGCCCAGAACGATGTCGCCCAGAGCAACGCCAGGAACAGTTACCGTGTCGGTGTCGGTAGCGCCAGCAGAGACGGCACCAGCATCGAGGGTACAGGAAACTTCCCAGGTGTCCGAGAACAGGCCCCGGAATTGGTCATTCCCGCGACGGGAAGTAACAGCGGTAGCAGCAGCCATTTCAATCTCCTTAAAAAGACGCCCCCCAGCTTGTGGCCGGGGGGCAGTTCATTAGGCCGGGACGGCCAGAGCGAAGGCAGCGGAAGCGTCAGCAGCGGTGCTGGTGGCGTTGGTACGCAGAGCCTTAACACCGTACAGCGTGTCAGCGGTGAACAGGGTACCGAGGTATTCCTGCTTGTACTGAGTCTGCGAACGGATGCCCAGTTGCTCGATCAGCACCATAGCGTCACGGTGGCCCATCAGGCAGATGCGGTCAGCGCCAGAGTTGCCAGCGCCGGTGTCGGCGTTGGACGAGGCGAAGACGGCCATGCCGTACAGTTGACCGATTTCGCCGTTGCGGATCGCATCGCCGTTGCCGATGAAGGCTTGCTCGGTGTAGCGGGCCAGACCCATCAGGGTGTTACGGCTAGACGGAGGGATCAGGAAGAAACGGCCATCCATCGGGATGTCGTTGTCGTCCAGACGCTGGATGGTGCGACGGATCGCAGCATCGGTCAGCGCGGCAGCGTTCGAGGTGGTGCTGTTGTAGGCGGTGGTGCCATCAGAACCGACGAAAGCCTTGGTGCTGGTGTTGCTGGTAGCGTAGTCGTTGGTGCCAACGGTAGCACCGTTGAAGGCACGGCCCAGTTGAACCAGATCGGTGTCGATACGACGAGCCAGAGCGTAACCGGCGTCTTCCGTGTAGAAAGAACGCAGCGAGGTCAGAGCTTGCACTTCGACGATGTCTTCGATCAGGCGGCTGTACTCGAAATGACGGTTGATCAGAACCGGGATCAGAGTGTCGCTCTCAGCGATCAGGGTGACGGCGTCGGTAGCAACCTTGGCCGAGGCGTTGCCACGGGCAGGCGAGGGGATGTTAACGGTGTCGCCCTTCTTGCCTTTGAAGTTCATGCGCTTGACCACGTTGGCCAGAACAAGGTTCTTCTTAAAGGCAGCAACAATTTCATCACTCCAAATCTCGGGGATGAAGTTCGCTGCGGAAGTTGCGGTAACGCTATTAGTCGGGGAAAAGGCGGTGTTTGCCATAGTTCAAATCTCCAAAAAAGAAAGGTTTATTTGACCCGGCCTTCTGCGTACGCTTTTATGATCTCATCACTTAGCGATTCGTAGCGGCCAGGATCGGTCATCCTGAGTCGAATAAGGTCAGCACGGCGATAGACGCGCTTTGAGCTTTCACCAGATCCACCCACATCAACTTGCGCGGTCTTCAGATTTTGCTTGCGAGTTGCTTCTCCAGCGTCCTCGGTCTGCTTAGTCTTAACGCCGCGAATCTGTTTGTAGGTTGACAGCAGTTCATTGGCCGAATCAAAGTCAAACTCAGAATCAGCTTTCGCATACAGGCCCACCCGAACGGGGGAGCCCTTCACCCAGGCTGCAAACTCAGGGTCTTGAACCAACTGAGCGTAATCCGGGTGCTCTTGCGTGAGCTTTTGCTGCGTTTGCATCCGTCGGAACTCAGCAGCAGCTTGACGCGCCGCCAGTACATCGGGATGCTTGTCTACGGTCTTTTGAACAGCCTTCTGGGGATTCTCAAAGAAATCTACCTCTGGCTCTTCCTCAATCTGACTCGGTTGTTGCTTAGAACTGAGACTTTGCTTAAGCAGCTCATCGGCTAATTTTCGCACTTCGCCCACTTCTTGGGCCTGTTTGCCAATCAGCTTTTCAGCCTCTTGGTGCATGCGAATGACCTCCTCCAAACTTTTAGTCCGGTATTTCTCCGGAAGTTCTGGCGCTTTGGTCTCTTCAGCTTCGATTTCGCTGGGCGTGTTCGGTTCTTCGTCAATCAACATAAAGGGTTCCTGCCAATCTGGTTGTAGGAGATTCAACTCGGCGCTCATGCTTATGAGTTGGCTTTGCGCTCTGCGTTCAACTTTTCGATGTGTTTGCGCTCAAACCGCCCGGCTTCGGACGGAAAGTGCCCAGACCAACCTTCGAGTTTGAAAGCAGGTGC